CAAAGATAGAGATAATTAGTTAATTTGATTTATTAAATAAACCTAATCTTTTTACTTTTCTTCTTCTTCCCAAAATTCATTTTCGATTATATTAATTTTAGTGAAAAAATGATATAGCACAATCATTGGATACAACCATAAAGCTATATTAATAGCACTTCCTATACTAATAGTGTTAGTGTTTATGATATGGATTATATCTTTAATTTGATGCAATCCAATCCAACAGAAAGATGTAAGGATAGATAGTTTAAATAAAAGCAGGAAAAATCCTATAATAAATTTGGCAGAGAGTTTCGCCCAATTAATGGACTTGAAATTTAATTTCATTATAAATCTATGAATGGAATTGTTAATATTTTAACTGGTTTGTTAGTTGGATTAATATACGAAATAAGACTTTGATAAGTTTCCAGAGGTTTGTTATCATATGTAAAAATTTTGCAATTAAAAGGACTTTCTTTATATTTGTGAATATAGATTGAGATGTTATTCCTACACAATACCTTAGATACTCTTATAACATTATCATCACTAATAGTTGATATGCCATCCATTTCTCTAAAGTCTTTAATAATTTTAACAACAGTTCCGATGTCCAAAAAATCACTACTCATTTGGGCTTAGAAATTAACTGAATTTTTGTATTACCAATACAGGTAAATAGTGGTGGGTGATATAAATATGAATTATATAAATCGTAGCCCTTATCAAAAAAATCATTTTCTATTAAAAATTTGTTTAATCTTTCAATTTCTTGAAAAGATGATTTCGTTTCAAAGAAGTTAATTATTGATTTACAATTATTAACAATTTTTTTTGATGGTTTTTTATTAGTCATTACTAATAGTTTCCCATTAACCGTAAAAATAACATCTATATATTTTATGTTCCCCTTTTTATCTGACAATATTAAATTGAATTCTATTGAGTTTGTATTCATTTGATTGAGGGTTAATTAATATTAAATTATAAATATATGGTTACTACTTAATAAAATCTATTTATCTTTGCATCGCAATTAGCTCTGTTAGGGATAACAGGGGATTGTAAATAAGATTATTTAAGAATCTATTTGGATTCATTAAATGGTTATATTTGTTATTTCGTAGTATTTTAAGCCTTATTTCAATTCGGAATAAGGCTTTTTATTTAAGTAGATTAATCTAAGAAACCAACATTAACCCACTGTATATAATTAGGTGCAATGAATTTAAGTGAACTTCTTTGCTCTTTCAATCCCTCTAATGAGTACTTTTTAGTTAATTCGTTTCGACTATTCATTACCCAAACTAATGTTTTGTGCATATTTTCTGTTTTAATAAAGTCAAATCGTTTCCCAAATAAACCTTTTCGATAACCTTCTAATAAGAGGTTTTGGGAATATTCAGATGTTTCAACACGGGTTGCAGTTGGAAATAGCTCATAATAAGAGTTTTGTACGGAAGTTCTATACTTAAAAAATATCTTTTCACCTTCAAAAGGTGGTCGGTTTTTCATTTCGGAATGAGCAAACCATTTACTATAATCTAAGAATGTATAGTAGTGGTCTTTCTTATTATTTAGTCTTTTGAGTTTAACCACAGCATATTTATTCAAGTGGTCAATTAACATGATTTTAGAAACCCACGCAATATCTAAAGTTAATAAGTCATTAAATTCCCCACCTAAATAAGTAGATGGAATGCGTATATCGAATTGAGAACTTCTAAGAGATTGAATTAGATTGTAAAATTCAGTCTCTTTATTGTCTATAAATTCCCACGTTCTGAGGAAGGCATCAGCGTATAAGTAATTTTGCATATATTAACTGATTGATTTAATAAAAATCAGTAACTAATATAATTAGCTACTGATTCCAAATAAAATGAATAAAAAAACACAAATCAGTAATTGCAATTATTGTGCCATCGAACAAGGTAAATAGTTAATGAATATCAAATTTAATATTAGTGTATCAAATTTAATAAATATCTCATTTTTATATATACTTTGGCATAATCATTGCAAGTATGTTGATAGAAGCGGTTCAAGGTGAAAAGCTCATAACTCGGATTCCTTTGATTTTTGTATCAAAGTTGAGTTCATAACCTTCAAATTTATTATGAATAATTTCGATATTTCATTCCCAAAAATTAACTTATCAAATATTAATTGGGTATTCTTAAACACTCTTAATTTCAATCAATTGTGTGATGTAACGGGATTCCCACCAGAGGACGCACATGGTGAAGATGATGCTAATATTTTAAGAGAAATTCTCGGTGAAATTGAAGACTGTTACTTAGATAAAATGGAATCTGATTTAATAGATTCTCAAGACTTAGTATTTAGAGGCACTTACGAGCGTGCTAATATGTAATTTAGTGGTGTAATAATTAAAATAAATATTTGGCATCTTATCTTAATTGGTAAGATGTTTTTTTGTGTGCAATACTCATTCAAAACTATGTCAAAATCGGCTCAAATTCAATAAATACGGGCGTTTTGTCTTAATTTGGCATGAATATACCATTTGAAGCAATGTATTCATTACGTGCTTTATTGAGGCATTTAATTAATTGTATATAAATAGATACAAATAAACGATTAAAATCAATGATTTGTATTAAAATTGATACTAATTTAGTCTTAAAAATAGATGATTGTATTGCATTTGATACATTTATTCTATGCAAAATAATTAATGTATCAAATTTAATACATTAATTGAGTAAGATAAAGCACATATATAGCATTATTATCAAATTTGATAATAAAATTCACTAATTAGATACATTGGCACACTAATTGTAAGTACTATATCAGAAGCGAAACGGTCGCTTTTGTAAACACAAAAAAGATTATGGCAAATATCGAATCAATTACAGCAAATTTAGCATCTCTTAAAACCCAAACATCAAATTCATTCGAGCGCAAAACAAACATCGGTTTTGATTGGTATCAAATCAATATTACTTACACTGATAAGGTTTTCTTTGACAAGAAAAAACGTCAATTGGAGATAATTAGTTTTGACCAAAATAGCGAAATGGTTATTGAAACCTTTTCAACAAAAGGAATGGATGTATCATTTGGGAATGATACCTATCCATTAATGAGTTATTCAATCATCAACTTTGATCAAAATAAATACGGAGCAGTTGAAGTAACATCGGAATTAGGTATTACAAAAATCAGTTTAAGAAAAGGCAAAAAAGGAAAATTCTCAATCTAAACTAAATCATCAATTAACCCGCTATTAAGTTAGTGGGTTCTAATATATCAATCAAATGAAAAACACAGAATCAAATTTTTTATTAAGACGGGAAACTGTTGAATTGTCAAAAGAAGAATCAACATTAAATAATTCCTATAAAATAATCTATAATAAGGTACACGCTATTAAATATAATGGTACTAATGAGCATGATATTTTAGATTTTATTTCTAAAACAAAAAATATTGATGCTCATAATTTATTCAATATCCAAAAAACAAACGATATGTTAATTATTGAATATAAGAATCCGACCGATTATTATTCAAGACGTAAGCCTATTTATAGAAGTTATAAAATACTTCTAAATCAATGGATTGCCGATAAATCTAATTCCATTATAAATGATAGAAATAACGAAAATAATATGTATCTAAATGTTTTAGAAGATGATTGTTTTGAATCAAAAGTTTATTACACACAGGAAGGTTTTAACGAACTCATTCAATCAAAAAAGAAAGAATTAGATGAAATGATTTCTTTCTTTAATAATTAAGTTATCAACCAAATGAAAGCAATGCCAAAAGGTTACAACTCTAAAGATTGTGAAGTCGAATTTGTTAAAATTGAATTTCATAATCAGGGAGATAATAGAATTATTTCCTTAGAAATTCAAAAGTTTTTCAACGAAAAAAGTAAATCAGTTGAATATAATCATTTCATTTGGGATAATAAGATGATTATAAATAGCTATTATCCTCCAAGATTTGAGCACCCAGAAATTGAAACAATGCCATTTAATGAAGGAGATTATTTAGTTTTGGAATATGAAAATCCATTAATTTATAAACCAGAAAAATTTCACGAAAATTATACAATAGTAGAATAATGAAAAATAACGCAAATAAAAACATTGAAACTATTCTTAAAGAAGGTCAATGGATAACAGATGCAGATACAAAAATTATGAATATTCTTAAAAAAATTGGATACGAACCACAATGGTCATCAGGATTTTACGCAGAGGAAAAAAGCTATACCCTTGATAGAGTATCAGATATTATTAAAGAATTTTTGGAACATATTAAAGACAATGAAATTATCTTTAATGAAGATGGAGACATATCTAATTATTAATCAATCAAATGGAAAATAACACAAACACAAACTCAATTAAATTTGAAGATTTACCAAAGGATTTACAAGGATAATGGTTAATCAATTAGTAAAAATAATCAACCTAACTCCACACCAAGTTGATGTGCTGGATATAAATGGGAATATTATAACTTATCCAATTGATTCAAAAGGTAGGGTAGCTCGGGGTGAATTAAACACTGAAAAATGTGGCTTAATTACAAATAAATATATCGAATTAAGTCCTACTCATAATATCTTAAAGAATGCGTGTGGCAAAATAACAATAACGGATTCTGAAGGCAATGTTACTAATTTCCCAAAACCTAAACATGGAATATTGTATATTGTATCTGCTATCGTAGCAAATGCACTAAAAAGACCGGATTGTATAATTGTTGCTAATCGTTTAAGGAATCCAGACGGTACTTTAGGAGCGGCAAGCGGATTTTCTTTTGTTAATTAAATATTCAAATCAAATGCTATTACTTGCAACACTGTTAATTTATATCTTATTACTAATTGCTTTTCCTTCAAATTATTGTTATGTGGCAATCATTGTATTAAATCTAATTCATTTATATTCATTTATCAAACAATCTCCACGTGAGTATATTGAAGAAAAAACGAATAAATTATTTAATTATTGGAAAAGTAACAGAAAAGAAGCATCAACATTAAGTGATGAAGATTTTGATTTAGTTACTCAAACCATTGAAGATAAGCATGGAATATTATATTATCTGTTTTTATCAGTCAATTGGATTCCATTTATCATAAAAGTTACAACTATCATAGGGTTAATAACATATACTCTATTTAAGTTATATAATATTTTCTAAGTAGTTTTTTGGTTCTGATATGTCGGACTTCAAATTAGATGTTGTAAGATGTTTAGTTTGAAGTTTTTTATTGAGATAGGATAAGATAAAATTAACCTTAAAACAATTAAGTTTTATTAACGGTTAAAAATTTGGTGGTTAATAAAAGTCGCTGTATCTTTGTACTATAATTAAAGCATAAGGCTTTGGTTATTAAAATCAAACACAAATAAAATGGCAACTTCAGATAAAGCAATTACAAGAATTAAAAAAGCTCTTAAATTAAAAGATAGAAATGTGTATATGCACGTTTTTCATTACCTAAACAGAAACTTTCGTATCAGTCATGTATCTCCTACCAAAATTACTATGTATGATATGAATTGCAGTGATACAGTAATTTACTTCAATGTTGATGATTTTATAAACTTTTGCAATAATAACTAATTAACCCAATCCTACCCACTATTAAGTTAGTGGGTAGTTAATCAAACACAAATGACACCTCAACAAATAGCAAAGAAAATAAAAGCTGGTATAGCAAAAAATAAATTAAACTATTCAGATAGTGAGATTTTAGCTTATCGCAAATTAGTAAGAGATAATAAAGATATGGATATAGATTTAGGTAAATACTTTGGAGTTAAAAACTTAATCCATATCTCAATTAAAAATCATATATTCTTTAAGAATTTTATTAATAATTCAGATTACATTGTTACTAAAGTTAATGGAGATTCAATTTCATTAATTGACATTCATACTTCTTTCTTTGAAGAAACTCTTACTAAAAGAGAATTTTGTAAAAGGTTTTATATATAAGATAGTTTTTAAATACCTAATCATTAAAAAACGTAACCTCAATTAAGTTATCAAATTGTGCAAATACTAACTTATCTGCGTCAATAATAGCTTGTTCTACGAACGGACGGGGTAACGTTCCACGATTGATAATAGCACGTTGAATAGCGAAAATCATACTTAAAAAATTACCATCTTTAGGGCGAATACGATAACGGTTCGCCCATTCTATTAAAGCGGCAATTGGCACAGCTGTTCCTGTTGGAATGCCATTTTCAATAAACTTCCAATAATAATTAGCAATGATTTGAATCCCACCATCGTTAAGTATAACGTACTCAAATGATTCTGCTAACTTAGAACCACTTAAATTATTTCTGCTACTATTGCGAGAAACAGCCGCAACCGTTAATGCAAATACAGTTGTTTCAACTAATCCTTGTCCTATCTCTTCTAATAGTTCCTTTGCGTTTATTGCCATTAACAATTAAGGTTAAATACATTATTAATAGTTGCTTGGTCAATTACACATATATTTTGACCTTTCATTGTGATTGTAAATGAAAGAGATGTTGCAACTAATCTATCTGCATATATATCTACATACGTAACAGCATCGTTTAATGACACGTTAATAAACGGATTTACTGAATTAGTAGGACGTGATAAAGCTAATATCGCTACCATTTGTGCTATCTGTTCAGTTACACTCAATTGCTCATACCTTGCTTTTAATGGGTCAAGTTGATTCTCCCCCCAACGGTTAAATATCCAAACATTAAAAGTATATTCAACTTCTAACACTTTGTTTTGAATACTCTTAGTACCGTACTTAGTTTGAAATTCTTCATTAACCCAAAGAATAGGATATTCAAACTTATTAAAAATATTCTTATCGTTTGTTAATACACCATAATCAAACCCATTTAGTAAGGGAATATTTTCTGATATATTTTTGAAAAACTTATTTATTTGAGTTATCATAATTGTTTGTGTGTAATACCTAAATAATGCTCATAACTTAGAACTTCTTTCAATCGTAGCAACCCTTTTTTGACCTTCGTTTATATCTGTGATTGCAACAGTAGGACGTAAATCAATGTTATTAATAGCTCTTAGTAAATCGTTTGAATCTGCCTTAATATCACTTGCATTTGGAATAAAACCACCATCTGCAAACTTAGTTTTAGGTAATGTGATATGTGGATTTGAACCCATTGAAACTAAACTATTTACTAAAGAAGGATGCTGTCTAACAACTCTATTAGAGATAACAGCTTCACCCCCTTCAACTTCAATATTATTAAAACGACCCGTTCCCCTAATACCCCCCTGTGAATGTGAACGACCTCTAACATAACCACCTTTTGCCATTTTATTTGAAGGCGTTAATTGTCCATCTTCGCCAATTAACCCACCATCTTTTGCGGTTGGTAGTGGTGTTGCTAAAATAGTTGCAACTTGAGCCGCTCCCGTTGCGGCATATAAACCAACCAATATTGCAGTTGAAACACCAAAATCAACCTTTGGCACAGTAGCAATAGTATTTGAGATTGCTAATGCAGTTTGAATAACAGCCGTTGCAACAGCTATTGATTTACCCAAAATAGCTTGCTTAACAATCATATCTTGCTTTTGTTGCTCTAATGCTATCGTTTCCCTTGCAGCATTCTTTTTAGCATCTTCAACATTTACAACCGTATTTTTAAGCTCTTTCTCTTTATTAATTTGTTGGTCAATTTGTGTCGTAATTGCGGCTTTGTCCGCATCTCTTGCCTCAACCAATGCTGTACGTAAATTAGATAACCTTTCTTCGGTTAATGTTAATTCTTCATTTGTAACTGCTAATTGCTCATCTAATTGAGTTTGACGTTCTGCAATTTCTGTTAATTTAATATCAATTCCAGCACTTAGATTATCAAAGATACCATTAACTAAATTCATTGCCTCACCACCCAATTTATACAAATTTTCTAATATGATAGCTCCATTATTATCTCCAAACAACTCGGAAAATAAATTTCCGAGTTCGGCTTTTATTGGATCTGCCATATATTTATTAAAATCTGCAAGTGCTTTATCTGATATATCTTTTATACCTTTATCTAATTGTTGTTTTGATTTATCGGTTTCAACTTCTAATTCAACTTTAAGTTTTATTTCTTGATTTTCAAGTTGTTTTTTACGTAACTCAATTTGCTTTTGTGCTTCGTCGAATTTCTTTTGACCTATTAAAGTGCCATCTAATAACTTTTGATTTGCCTCTTCATCAACTGCTATTTTTTGTTTTTCGAGTTGGATTAATGCTAATTGTGTATCGTAATTTTCTTGTAATTTTTTTATTTGTTTATCATATTCATTAGTAATTAAAGCCTGTTCATCTTTATAAGATTGTGCTTTTTTGTTAAGATTAATTGATTCGGATTGAACCCTATTAATAGCTTCTAATTGTTTATCATAACCACTTGTATCAACTTGACCTTGTAAATCTTTACGTTCTTTTTCTAATTGAATAGTTTGCCCTAAGAAATCTAAAGATTTAACAGCAGATTCAGCTTCCTGTTGAATAAAATCTGTTTGACGTGTTGCTAATATATTATTCAAATCACGGTTGATTTGAGCACGTTCTTCATCAATCTCCTTTAATCGTGTGGCTTGTTCAGGAATAGCGGGGTCTAATCCTTTTGTAGCAACTTCATCTGTTAATTTTTGTTGTCTTAATTTTACTAACCTTTCTAATGTAGCCTTTTCTTCCCCAAAGGTAGTTTCATTTAACGAACGCCGTGTGTTTAACCTATCTTCAATAGCACTTATTTCAGCATCTCTATCCTGATTGCGAATTGATAAATTAAACTCTGCTTCTTCTTTTGCTATCTGTTTACGTTGATTTAATCCATTTTGAATAACAGTATCTTTCAATTGTTGATATTCTTGAAAGGTCTTAAATTCACCCGCTTGAAATTGTAAATCAATTGTTGCAATTTGTGCATTAATATCTTTAGCTAATGCAACCCTTTGTTTTTCAAAGTCGTTTAATTCACCTAATTTAGCTAACTCAAAAGCAAGTGCATCTGAAACGGCTTTAATACGGTCTTGAATATATTCCTGAAAAGCCGCTTGACGTTCTTCCGTTTGTGCTTTTTCATTTTCAGTGATTTTGCCAATTTGTTCTAATAATTCCTTATTACCTTCTGAACGACCGTTTAACACTTTTTGTAAAGATTCTATCTTTTGTGCATTTCCACTTTCTATGATAGCGATTTCAGCCGCTGTTAAATCGTTTTCAAGTTTCAACCTTTCTAATGCGTTTGCACGGTCTTCTTTTAATTCCCTTACTCGAATCGAACGCCTTGCATCGGATGTACTTCTTGAACTACCTAAAGCCGCTTCTTCTAACTGTGCATTAATATCTGTGGCATTGTTTAATATTTCTTTTCTACTTAACTCACGCAATCTTGCCGCTTTATCTTCACCTTTTTCAAATGAATCCGCAGCCGCTTTTGCCGCTTTTTCAGCACCGTTTTTAATATCATTAAAACTTTCTGCAATTCCTTTGGTGTTAAATTTAGTTCCAAAGAATTTATTAAAACCCTCTTTTAGGATAGCAACGCCTGGAATTAAATTTTGAATTGAACCCGCAATGTCAGTTATTGCATTGACTACATTGCCAAAGTTATTAACTAAATCTTTACCAACTTGAACCACACCACCAAAGGCATCGGTTACGCCGTTTACTATATCTCCAAAAAATTTGAATTTAGAACTTAATAAAAAGACACCAGCCGCAACAGCCGCAATTGCAGTTACTATTACACCAATTGGATTAGCGGCAATAATTGCATTTAATAATTGAAAAGCACCACCAGCACCTTTAGCACTTTTGCCCGCTAAATTAGTTGCAACAGCACTCTTTTCTTGTAACCCTACATTTGCCGCAAGTGCCGCATTTGAACCACTTTGCAAGGTTGTTTCTAATGCTAACCCCGCAACCTTTTTAGCCTCACGGGCTTGCCTTGCTGTTTCACCAATTTGATTCAAAAATTCAACAGCCGCAAGTGATTGTTGAAGTATAAGCATAGCTTTATTTGCATCTTCACTTTCACCCGCAAAAGATGCAATAAGACCAGCACCACCAACAAATGCAGATGTTATCCCGCTACCTAAATCCTTAAATATTTGCCTTTGTTCAACTGCCGATAAACTTAAAAATTCAGTCTTTGCCCTTGTAACATCTAATTCCTTTTGCAACTTTGCATATTCAACCGAACCCGCTGGCACATTCTTAATCTTCAATGCCAAAGATTCCATTTCAGCCTCTAATCTACCTAAACTACCCTCTGGAAATATACCCTTTTTAGCTTCGGCTTCGGTCTCTATAATAGCTATTTTAATAGCTTCGATTTGCCTTTCAACCTCTGCTTTCTCTAAAGGGTCTTTTATGGTTGATAACGATGCGTTTAGATATTGAACTTGAACCGATAAACCTTCAACACTATTGCCAGCTTTCCCTAATCCAACGAAACCTAAAGCCGCCGCCTCACTTGCTAATTCAAGTGCTTGTATTTGTTTTTTTAACCCTTCAACTTGGTTTCGTGTTTCCTTAAATTCTTGACTACCAATATCTAACTCTTTACTTTCGGCATCTAACCTTGCTAATTCTTCTTCTAAGAAATTCATTGAATTAACAACAGCTTTTGTTTCAGTATCGGTTTCTGATAACGATTCGTTAAGATTATCGAATGATTTAGCACCAGCATCAACTGTTCCAGAAAGGTCTAATATCTGATTTTGAACACTCATTAAAGATTGTTCTAAAACCTTATAACCCTCACTATCACTCGGTAAATTTTGTAATTCCTTACTTAATCTACGTTGCTCTTTTAACAATAAATCTAATGCCTCACGTGCCGTTACTACTTGGTCTAAACCATTAATAACTATCTTAAAAACCTTTTCCTTTTGTGCCATTGGTTAGTTGATTAGATTAATAATAATAACAAATCCTTAATCTTTATTTTGTGGAACTAAACTGAAAAAACTATTTGTAGATACACTTGTTAATTTATCTCCACCCTCTAAAGGTGAAAGACCTAACTCTTTTCTAAGCTCATTTGAAGTCATTATCTTTTCCATTAATGCCTCGCTAAATATATATTTAATAGGCATAGTTTGTCGTATTGAAACATCTGTATCTAAACCATTAATATTTAATATCTCTTTTAACTTTTCTAATACAGGTGTTTGATACCTTTTGATAATCGTATTTTGGAATATTTCAACCGATGTTTTAATCTCACTTGCATTCCCACCTAAACCACCTTGACCCGCTAAACCTGCTAAAGTAGGAGAGTTTAACCCGTGTCCAGAAATGATTTGTGTCTTTATTTCACTTTGTAAATTCGCATAAATATCAGCATTATTTGACGTATTAATAGGGGTAAAAACGGGCATAGTCGTTCCCCCTGCAGCACTCGGTTCACCGAAAGCAACCATTAATCTACCTGCATTATTAGTTCCTGAATACATATTATTCGCACGCTTAACAAATTCACGTTCCTGATTTTCATCTCCAACAGGTGGCATCGCTAAAAATGCAGTATTTACAAATCCATTTTTAACGTTATTAGTATGGAAATTAGCTATCTCTAAATCTAAATTTAACCACTTTATTACTGCATGATAATCTGGAATTGCATAATAATTTCGTGTCGGTGAATAACTTGCAAAGTTTATTAAATAACATTTTCGAGTATCTCTTACATTTTCATCGAATTTTTCTATGTATTGTGGTTGATACCTTTGTGATGCTAAATAAGCACTCCAGTCCCCCGAAACCCAATAACCCGAATAATTACCATCAACCTCTGGGAACTCAATACGTACTTTTGCATAGCTTACGTGTTCAACCGATACGATATATTGCAGATTCAAACTCCATTTTATTAACCAACTAAACCCACCAAATAAAATCATGTCATACATAGACTTATCTAATAAATGATTTACATCTATCCCTTCCAGGAATTTAGTTAAATCTAAATCTTGCTTATCCCAATTCAAACCTTCCCCAATTGAATAAGTTCTTTTAGTATTACAGATTGCATTATGAATTGGACATGATAAAGATGTTAATAACCTTTGTGGATATAGATTATCACTATCATATAATAGCCATTTTTGTTGCTTATATAATAAATTTTCCTTTGGGAATTCCGTTGGAAAATAATAGCGATTGGGATTAGTAGTTACAGTTTCCATTTATTTAATTAACTATTGATTGATATATATTACATTCCTAAAATCCAAGCATTTACAGTTCCAGCATAGTACCTTACCGTTTTGCTAATATAAGCGGTATTAAGCACAACTGTTGCACCACCATTGATATTATTACCATTTCCATCAACCGTAATTGTTCCAACACCACCCGCAGAACCATCTGGATTCTCAATTATATAAGTATCGCCTTCTTGTGGTGTTGCTGGTAAGTAGATAGTTTGGGTTACAAATAAAGATGTATTTAAGCACGCTATAATATGGTCTCCACTTGCAACGTTATAAGTGTTAGTTGTAACGTGTTGGATTGAACTATACGTATGTGAGCCTTGTGTATCTATTCCATCTAAATAAGTAGTTGCATTTCGAGTACCAGAAACTGCATTACAACCAATAATAACAATTCGACTACCAGCTCCAGCTGGCGTAATATCACAACCCGTTGAGCTAATTATTGCGGAGTTAATACAGTTCCCTGCCCCCCCTGTTAAATTATTACTAACACCACCAATTACTATACATTGTTGAATATTTACCGTTCCTGTTGGGTCAATGGTATTGGTATTGCCACCTAATATTGCAGAGTTAATACATTTGATTGCTCCGACACCTGTGTATGCTTTTATTTGACTTCCAACGCTTGAATAAATACCGCACGTTTGACCACTTTCTATTGTTGTTGTATCACTTCCAATTATGACACATCGGTTAGTTATGTCATAGGTTGCGTTGATAGTTCCAGAATCCGAAAATAAGACACCAGAAGTATTTGTTAAGTTAGCACTTGCAGTTCCTACAATACTCACATTAGACCATGCAACACCACTTGCAAACACATCGGTTAATACAGCGTCATTTGCGTTAATAATGCCACTGTATGCAAGTTCACCGTTAATAGACATATTATCACTGCCAAAGATTATGCAATGACCATAAGCATTTATAGGAAGACTAACTCCATATATGCCACCATTAGAACTACCAATAATTGTATTTAATCCTTGATAGTCAGGGTGAATATTAATATCAACTGTGTAACTACCAATTATAGTATTAAATCCATTTGCAGGTGATGTTGGAATATGGGTAATATTTACACCACTTCCCGACGTTATAATTGCAGAGGCACGACTTGAAAGTGAATTTGCCCCACCAGAATAACAAAACAAGAACCCTGTTGCAATATTAGCAACACCAAGAGAAAGAAATCCTAAAGTTGAACAGGTTAAATTATACTTATTATCATTGGCAATATTGTAAGTATTTTCTACATATTGTAACAATGTATTATCCCATCTTAAAGTGCTAAAATCAACCGTTCCAACAGGAAGCCCACCCCCACCGCAAGGTGCTGTACACAACTGTAATCCATTCCAATACAAGAACCCGCTATCATTGTATAGCTTATCAGTTGTGCTTGAAGGTATATTTGAATTAATATAAATCCCTTCTTTAGCATCAATATTCAAAGCACCTCCAGACGTGCCATTGCATATTAACGTTATCCCCGTGCTATCAATTAGCATCTCATGAAACGTTCCCAAACCTAACTGAACACCTAATTGATTAGTATTTGGTGAGAGATTATGATATGAATTATTAGGTGCAACGCCACAATTTAAGGCGTAGAAACTTGTAGCTGTTATCAGTGTGGAATTATCAGTAGTTCGTATTGAATCTGCAATAACCCATTCCTGATTTGCAATATCCCAACGTATCGTTTGACCGTTTACCGTACCCTGTGGCAAGGTATAAAAACCGTTTTGATTTAAGTTTGGAATCGAAGCCGCTGGCACATTGATAGTCGTTATTAACACTTCGTCAGCCGCTACAAAAGGGGGAATTGGATTAGCGGCTGGTACACCCGCAGTATATACCAAAGTTCCTAAACCTGTGCCAACTAAAACATCAATTCTGTTAAGTGTTGCGTGGGCTGGTAATATCGCAAATAAACCCGCTCCAACTGAATAAGACACATTATTAACTTGATAAGAACCCGCAGTCGTACTTAATGTAAAAGCTACTGAACTCGCTACAATTCCGTTAATAATTCGATTGCCTGCAATTGGTAAATTAACTGCAATTGTGCCACCACCAGCACGTGTGAATGTTAATACATTTACTAATAAAGTAACACTATCTATACTTTGATTAGCATTGTTATTAAACTTATTATAGAAATCAGTAAATATATCACCCGTAGGTGTTACTACTAATGTTTGAAATGCCATGTTATATTATTAAACTAAATTATTATTTATCATATCCCAAAGTAAACAATTACGCAATTCCCATAAGGTATAAGTTCCCAAAGGTTGCCCTACGTAATTTGCACAATCTTCAAAAGTATTAATATTCAAAGTTGGAATAACTGTATCATATATTTCACGTGCTAAACAACCTTGCATACCTTCCATTGAAAATGTATTTAAGGTTTCACCACCACCCGTTGTACTTTTTATATTTCGTGGTCTCATGGGTGCATCTTCCCCTAAAAACCAATAACGTGCATTCATGTCCTTAACGATTACAACCAATCCTTTCCAAATTAATTGCTGTAACATCATTCGATTTCCAAAAGTCATCACGGGAACAGTACATTCTAAATCGTGAATAAAGCCGCTATTTTCTTGACTTATAGTTAGGCTGCCATTAACACATAACTCATACCATGTGTTTTGAAGTAATGTTATGCTTGTAATCTTACCTAATAAATCATTCGTAATACCGTACCCACCAAACGTTACTTGCTCTGGATTTTCAGGTTTATAAAAAGCCCAATTACTTATATATATTGTATCAATTCCACCAGCACCTAATAAACAGCAATCAAACCCACTAAACTCATAACAAAATGCTTCAACATCTGTGTTATAATCATTCGTTGGGGGTTGTTCAATTGTTGGGTCTATCCACGGTGGAGGTGGTGTTGGTATGCAACATTGTTGCGATATATCAATTACGTTAAAAGATGGTGTTGAAATTGGTGGGTCTGCTAAAACAAAATTGCATTGAACACCTAAACCAACCGTACATATATCTGGAAACTTACTGTTCCAAATCTCTATATCGGTTACAATTTCCATGATTCCATTTCCTAAATGGACGCATGAACCACCGTAATTTGAAGACCAAACACCGTTTAAGGTTGCCGCCCACCCGTTGTAATAGGTTACATCATTTGGATAACCAGCAGATGATAAACCAACTAAATATTGAAATGGTGAAATTGCTTGATTACAAATAGGATTAATTAAACCCGATGGTTCAACTGTATATCTATAATCAGTCCCTAAAGCTCCAAATACGAATCCTACTTGAGGTACAAATTGGAATCTAAAAACATGAACATTGTCAGGATAATCATCACAATTAACATCTGGTAAATCGTTTGGGTCAGGGCAAGTTATATCAGTGGAACTCGAAGTAAATGGATTATCTCCTTTGCCACCACTCGTGGGCAAAACTGAATACCCACAACAAATTGCATCTGTATAAAAATCAACTGTTACAACATTATTTAATACACTTGCAACTAATAAATTATTTATTCTTAAATCACTTAAAACACCATTATTGAAAGTTGTTAAGGTATTCAATCGAAGTGCTAATTGATTAGCAAAAGAATTAGCATCACCACCATTAACACCCTCTAATAAATCATTTCTTAAATCAATACTACCCCAACATAAGGAATCAATCGTTACCATATCTGGTAACACACCATTTGGAATAGTTATAAAAAACCTTGCTAATTGCATTATGTTAATTAATTATCGGTTGATGGTTGATGGTTAATGATTACTCACAAATTCTAACTAAATCAATATAATGTACATTGCCACCCGTGCTAATTTCAAAGTAATAATCCTTATCTAAGAATAAATCCACTATCTGATTAAGTAAATCCGTTGGACTTTGAACCGTTATGCCAAAGTTTATTTGCGTTCCAACTACATTTAATAACACTTGCAAATCAAATACGACAATCGAATTATGGTCTCTAATTCGTAAATCTGCAAGACTTAAACCCTGTGGGAAACAGTTCAAACCGTTAATAAAATGAAATTGATTTAGACCTAATTTTAAGATATTCATTACATTTTAACTTATGGTACAAAGATAAGTTATTTTTATTAAATAGCGTATATTTAAAATAAAAAAAGCGGGAAATTATCCCGCCTCTTATCTCAAAATAGTATTATATTACACTAATAAAGCCGCTACAAAAGCCTCATTATCAGCCGTTTTTAATTCCCTAAAGGTATCTGCAATCCCTTCCGTGAAAGTTACTACAGCACCCGCTAAATCATCACGGGCAATTCCCGTTCCCGATTCAATCGTTGAAGCCTTCAAACCCGTGTTGAATCCAACACATAACCATAAGTTAGCTGTTCCCAAAGTGTTTAATGTTTTAGCTTGCACTAAAAATAACAACCTTGATAAAGCCGCTTCCTTCAAAAAGTTTTGAACTTCCTGAGATTGACCAGCTATATTGAAAGCTAAAGTTTGTAAAAAGTATTTTGAACTCGCAGGATTATCTCCATTTTGTAACGATTGCGTAGCCTGAATTGAATCTTCAATTACTTTAATTTCATACGCAATGTTAGCACCCGTTAATGCAAAGTTTGTTATCGCATTAATATCAGAACCCGCAAGGTCATACGTAATACTTGAAATATCCAAATGCTCACGGTTAATGGCAATAACACGAATGTTACCACCAACCGTTAATTGTCCACAAATTGCGTCTAATCCTGACGTTATTAAACAAGCCATATCTTATTTCTCCTTTTAATTATTAGTAAATAAATTTGTGAAATAAGAACTACTATGTATAATATTCAACCATCAAATTGCTTTGATTTGAAATTTGCATTCCTAAAACCCAAGCAAATTTGAAACCGATTTTATTAGCAAAAGTAGTTGTTTCAAAATCAATAGTGTCGATGTACATATTTTCAGGACTTACGTCCGTTCCAATAAACATCATTTCGTAGTGAGTTAAGAAGATTGTATTTGCTCTAAAGTTTGGAATACCAACAACAGGAATACCAGCTAAATGCCAAATATTTGTTAGTACTGCACCACTCGGACTAATCCAATCTTTACGTTCAAAATTACCATGTTGTGCCAAAGGAATTGCCGCTAACGCATTTCTTAATAATGTTAATACTGCATAAGAAGTTACCATATAAACACCCGTGTTTCCTAAATTAACTTCTTGAGTTAATACATCGCCCATTCCTGAAACAACATCTTGGAATACATCAATAACGTTCACAGATGTAATTGCACCTGTTCCAACGTTTACGGGTGAACCCGCATGGATTATTTTAGTAAACCCATCTTGTAAGTTCAATGCAACCGTTGGGTCTGCACCTAACAATGTGTCGGAGTTCCAAATGATATTATCCCAATTGCCTTGTAATTTTTGCAATCTTTGCGCAATTGCATAATCAACTAAAGCATTTGGCACGCTAGGAACACCTGGCGCAATGTAAAACATACCAGAATTGTCATACAATTTTTGAAGTGTTACCTTACAAAAATCGGTTTGGTCTTCATAAACTTTAACATCAATAGTTTTATTGGATAAAGTACTTGAGCCACCTGGTGTAAAATCACAATCACGTTCACGAATATTTAACACATCTGTTAAATATGGTAAATTCATACGACCTTTTACATTATCTAAAATTTGTGTAAGTCCGTAATTTAATGTTATCGGCGACGCCATGAACTGAAGCATCATTTCTTTGCGTGTCTTACCGAAATATGGGGAGCTGTTTACAAAAGACATATTATGCTGTTACTTGTTTTTGTTTTGAATTTTTTTGTAATTGTTGTCTAAGACCTTTTCTCATTTCATCTTCTGGAGATAGCTGTGGTGTCATTCCAGCGTTTTCGCTCTGTAAGTTTGGTGTTTTTGCAAGTGTTACTGTGTCCATTTGTTTAGACATTTTATCTAACAATTGGTGGGTAGTTAAAGAAGTTGATTGCAAGTTTTTCAACTGTGCTTCTAATTCTGCAATACGTGCTGACATAGCTACTTTATCTTTTTCGACTTGTGCCATATCGACTGCACCTTTTGGATTTTTTGGTAAAGTTTCTTTTACTAATTTACCATTTAATACTTCTAATACTGAATCATCAGAAAGTACATAAGTACCATCTACAATTGCATCACCTTTTAAGTTAGTAACCCAACCGTCAGCACTGATATAAATATCAAATCCTTCTTTAGTTGTTTTAAGGTCTTTCAAAACCTCTGGTTCATTTGGTTCAACTTCAAGTTCTAAACCATCTGGAGTTACGATTTCGGCTTTTGCTTTCATTGCAACCTCTTCTTTTTCTTTAACGGGTGTGCCTTTTGCTTCTAACTCTGCAATAGTTGTATCACCAGCTTCCATTAAAATTTCAGGTTTTGGAACTTCATCTTCAGCATAAGCAATACCACCAATTACCATAATCTTTTCACCAGCTGGATTTACATAGAGACCATCTGAAAATAACTTAAACAGTTTAGTTGATTTATCAACTGTACCAATTTGACCATCTTCAAAGATTGTGATTAATTGACCATTACTAACAAAGTGTTGTGGATTTGCTTGTTTTTTATTGCCGCTTAATTGAACTAAAGTACTTGCTTGTTTCTCAAACATACTTTTAAGAAATTCATGTACTTTATTTATCACGGTTTCTGTCATCTTAGTTTCTTTTTTTTCCTCGTCGGAATTTTGAGTACTCATGTTTTTTGTTGCGATTGAATTGTTTATATTATTACTTAATTGAACTCCAATGTTACTCGGAATAGAATCAGTAGGATATACAATAATTGTTTCTGGTTGTGGTTGAACCTCAATAACCTGTTGTGGTGGCTGTGGAATTTGTGAACCAGATTGTCGAAGGTTTTGCGTAAAAAAACCCTCTAATGAAAAACCTCTTAGATTGCCCGTTTTAATTTCATTTTGCCAAAGTGCATTATCATCAACTTTAACAGATGCCATTAATGTACCTTTTGGAACGTCTAAACCTAATGCCAATGCTTTATCACACATTGGGTCTTCTACAATCCAAATCTCAGTAACAAAATGATTAGACACGGAATAAGCATGATGTACGTTAATACTTGCATTCTTATTTCCTTGCATAAATTTATCTCGCATCTTTTCGATTGTACATTCAGAAAAGAATACACAAAACTCATAACCGTCAGGGTCTTTACGATATATTTTTTTATTTGGGATTGCAACGACACCTGTTAATATTTGTTTATCACACGCAAATAATTTTAACAAATTATCATCTTTGGTAATACTATTACCCTTTTCGATAATGTCTTTTGCAGTGTTTTGTTTATGTTTAGAAAGAGCAATAAAATTAGATTCCATTGCAGGTTCATCAACTAAACTGATAAAGTCAATACCTTCACCATTATCATCAATTACACATTCCCAAAGGTCTAAAGTATATTCCATTTATTGTTAAATATTAGGTATTGATTATGTTTAATGGTTTGAATTTCGTTAATTTGCGTATAGATTATAATCAGATAATAATAATTAATTAACAGAAAATAGATAAACAAACATAATTTATATTTAAGTACTATACAAAATTAAATTAATATTTGATAACAAAAACACATTAATTTTAGTTTTAATATATTTTAACAATATTTATAGTTTGCTAAATATTAAAGTTAAGAGATGGTATATTTATCTCATGAATATTACACATAAATCACAAATAAAATGTTAAGTTTTTTCGATTGGATTAAATTACATAAATATCCTTCAAAAGGAATTGTTGAACAAATTAAGATTCCTAATAGATATGAGTATTTTATGAGACTCTTACATGAAGTCAAGAAACCTAATGAAAGGGATTACTTAGATAGTGTTTCTGGATTTGAGATGGATATTAATTTAGCTAAAAGGGAACGAATAAAAGAACTCTTAGTTAGTTGGCACGATTGCAGTCCATTTTGGTTAGTTAATGAATGTTATGTTTATAAGTTTAAGGAACTAAATAAAGATATTAAAGATTGTAAATTCTTAACAACAGATGCACTATGCCTAAGATATTATTATTATTGCACAAAACCTCAATTGGAATTTCAAGATTATTTAGTAACAGAAGTTCCATTATGCTTGCACTTATTTTCGGACTTATCCTTAGCACAATTGGAATTGGGTGTCGAACCGCTCAATCGATTGTTTCAATTGAAAAGATTAGAAGGGATACAGTTATCGTTATACAACCACGCATCTTACGAGACACTTTTAGAATGGAACGCTTGGTTAAGGGAGACACTCTCAGAGTTAGGGACACAATACACAAAATCCGAACCACAATATGGAGAGATGGAGAAAGCATTCGGGTTTTAACGGAAACGAAACGTGATACGATATTAGTACCCCGTGTTTATGAGAAAGAAACTATTAAATATCTACCACCCAAAGAACCGAGCTTTTTTGATAAGGTTAAAACACTTCTATTAATAGTAATAGCATTAGCATTATTGATATTGTTAATTAGTGTGTTTAGGAAATAGGGACACACCAATAAGCATAGATACACCTCTAAACATAAGCGTTATTTATCATAAAATTTGAAAGGTTAATTCAGTTGGGAACCATACTATTTAGTTAGTGTGGTTTTTTATTTAACGAAATATAACTAAATGCGTAGTTGTATTGATTGATTTAATTACTAATTTTTTGGTTTAATTAATAAATAGCATGGTAGCAGTACAAGAAAATCCAAACTTTCCAGATAAAATTAACGCAAATTCAGGTGATGTAAATGCGTTGTATGCTTGCGAAGGGTCAATATTTGTTAGAATAACACAGATTGATTTACGACAATTTAAAGAATATTACGAAAAAGACGAATATTTATTAAAGAATTCGTTTGAAGAAGATGCACTATTCTTTTCAAGAATGTTATCTAATACAAGTGTGATAGCATATAAAAATTTAGACTTATGTAAGTCAGATTTATTAAATGAAATAGATAATAAATTATTTGATATTCCTAATTTTAAGGGAGTTCATTTATTGATAAGATACAATAATGGAAGTTCGTTAATAGATATGGCATTTATTAATATTGATGGACTTACTAAATATTTAAATGACAATTTGGCATAATAACTAAAAAAAATAATTTATCTTTTCGGGTAAACTATATCATTTTAACTCATTAGAGAATTGGAACTACACTGAGATTAGCAGTGTAGTTTTTTATGTAGTTAGTATCCAAATTTCAACGCCAAGCGTTTCAATTTAGTGATGGCATTTGTTTGTTTTGCGCCTTACGGCGACATTATCCATTCAAAACAACCAAATTTGTTAATGAAAGAGCAACTCGAATCGAACCCTCGAAAGATGCCTATTTTAACTTATGTTATTGCACCTTAATTGGTCTTAAAATCGTTCTTTTTTAGGCGTTTAGATGGGTCTTTTCATTAAGTCCTATTAACTAAAAAGAATGCTCATTTTGAGGTGTTTTTAGGCATAAAAAGGCTTCAAAATACCTCTTGTTTAGGTCTAAAACTGCTATATAATGAGCATATTCCTAACGTTAGTAAAAAGTTACTCAAAATACGCCATTTTAAGCCGTTTTTCTTCTAAAATGGTGTCTATATATCAATTTCGTGTCAAAAGTGCCTTGTAGGGCAAATTTGAAGGCAAAAACGGGCTATTCCGGAGATAAAAAGGCACTTATTTTCGATAAAAACGGCAATTTGGGGCAAAAAACATCATTTTCGAGGCTAAAAACACTAAAAAACGGCTCAAAATTATCAAAAATCACTATTTTTTTAACTCTAAACTCAATTATTTTACTCTTTTCGAGCGTGTAGAATTGATAAAAATAGAGTAATTTTAATAGAAAAGCATTGATAATCAGTGAGTTAGTAATTAAATTTTACGTCCTATGAACACTTTTTAAGTCCATTTAACTACAAAAATGCTCATTTTTGGCATATTTTAGCACTACTTAGAGATAAGTTTAGGGTTAAAATTGATTAATTTGGCAGTTTTAGGTATTAAAATTAGTATTTTAACATTCGTTTGATAGCTTTCAAGGTGTATTCAAACAGTTTCGAAGAGGGTTTGAACCGTCAATATGCTTATTCTGAATGAGTTAAACCCACTCACATTCGTATCAAATGAATGTTAATAAAAAGCACCAAATTAACAGTTTTGACTTATCAAATGTTAATTAAAATTCATCTAATTTATTATGATTAATTAACTATTTTGGTAGGGTTTATTGAGTTATCTTTGTGGCTTAATTGAATGATTATGTACAATGATATGAGTGTTGATGAATTTCAAATGAAATTAACAAATGCCATAACAACCTTTCTGAATAAATACAATAAACAGTACTACACTGATTTAGTAATTGATAAGATAAATCAACCAATAATCCAATATTATACGGTTCGCAATATTTCTTATAGGAAATTTTCAGTTAGCTTTTATGTTGATGAATTATTCTATCATCGCAATATGAGAGTATTCATTGATATTGATAAAGAAAATTCATTAGAATATATAATATATTTCGATGTTGGGATATTAGAGTCAAGAAAAGGTCTTGTAGATTATTGTATTAGTAAAGAATCTAAGTTTAGCACAAAAACAGATTCTTTCAAATTCATAACACAAAGTATAATAGAGCATATATTAAGTATGTGTTCTTAATTAGTTAAATCAAATGGAATTATTAATATTATTAGCTATCACATTATTTATATGCGCTGTATTCTTTTTTGTTGGTTATTGTATTTATTTAACCATATCAAACCGATGGTTCATTTTCTCTGATATAAATCCTATTCAATACCAAAAAGAGTATATATATTGGTTAAAAGGAGATAGGATTTGGATTGAAGTTAAATATAAT